AACATAGCTAAATACCTTTGCCGTTTGTCTGGCAAATGATAAACCTAGTCCTAGCACGTTACTATCCTAAGTAAGCTATGCAAAGACCAGCGTTTACTGTAATCGCACTCCAGTTTCCATATATGGTTACACCTGCGGGAAATACATCTGTATTAACAACAGAGTTTCCATGAGTAGATGTACCTGTACCAGTTATTTTAGCATCAGACTGTGTCAGAGTAGTAAACGTAGTATCTTCTAGCATAGTTATAGCAACTACTGTATCAGTTCCTAAGCTAGCAGCAGATTCTCCGTCATCTAAAACCGCTGAACCTACTTGACCTAGTCCTATGTTATTAGCAGCAACTACAGAAAATTTACTTGTACTTGGAAGGCTATAATTAGCCATAATATTCTCCTTGTTTTTTTGTGCGCCTTACCGCCCGAGAATGGCTGACATGGACGCATCAATTATTAAATGTGCTAGAATATAAGAACGAATGAACCAATATTCTTATAGTAAAATTAAAAATTACTGCTTTACTTCAATTTTTTTAAATATTTCTATAAGTTCCTCTTGCGTTGAATCCATAACAGATTCAACGGTTTTAAGACTTCCATCTTTCCACCTTCCAATTACCAAGGGACCATAATGTTTTTTATAAATTTCTGTTATTTTAATCTGTTTATCGCGCATTAATTCTTTATATTCTTCGGTCTCAACAAAAACCTCGCCTGTCATTTTTGATTTTTTTATTAATTTCTTTTCTTTTAAAGCGTACTCTTTTCCTAAAGCAGATAATTTAGCATTGGCTATTTTTACAGCGCGTTGATAACCTTCGTCCGTAATTGGCTTAATAGTGTATGCGCTAAACCTTGATAAATCTTGCCCTAAAGTAGTTTCTGGTTTACCTACCTGCGTAGTTCCTTCAATTAAATTTGCTATTGGTCCTCTTGGTCCAAATGTACTTGGCAATGACATATCCCATAAAAAGTTCATCAATGCTTCAGATTTTTCTGCTGGAGTTGATTGCGAGTTCCACAACTCGATATAGCCGCCATCTTGAGTTGGTATTGTGCCTGTATAGGCTGCTGCCATAGCAGTAAAAATAGGAGCTACGCCCATATTATTTCTTAATTGAGTTATATCCCCATTTATTGCATTTTCTCCAAATTCAACCCAAAACTCCCAAGGCAAACCATACTCCATGTTTGTTACTTGAACCCTGCCTTTACTATCTTTAAATGGTAAAACAAGTAAAGCTTTTGAGTTAGCCATTTCTGTACCCATAGCTACTTGCATTTCTCCAAATTCTTCTTCATTTATGTCAAGTTTATTTAGTGAATGATTGGTTGTCATTTGAGTTAAAAGATAAGGCATTAACAATGTCCAAGGTCTTTTAATTGCAGCCTCTGTGGCGAGTGGTAATATTTTAGCTTGATATGTGATAAAAGGAACCCCAAAAAAATGTTCTCTTAATTCACGAACAGCTGGACTTACTAAAGAATAGTCCATAACCCATTTTTGCGCTTCTATTGTCGCTTCAGAATCTGATAAGCCTTTATTTTTTCCATCTAAATATTTAACAAATTTATAAAATTCATCTATCCTAGAATAAGCACCGGCTACTTTACCAAACCCATTTTTAATTGCCAAATTAATGTTGTTTGTTGTTTCAAATTCTTTTTCAACTGCACGCATTGTTTTTAATATTGACTGTATTTCCGCCTGTGACCATGTCCCGCCAAACACACCGCTTTTTCCTGCATTAATAAAATCAGGATGATTTGTAGACATTTTGTAAGCTGCATTAAACATTGTCGTTGGTATATCTGAATAACTCATTCCAGACATAGAAAGTTGCCAAGGATTTGATAATACATTTCTTAGTACCGTTGGGGGGTTAAATGCAACCTTTCCTGTTTTCCACATTGCTGTTACATTTTTTTCTGCTTTAATAAGATTATCACGCCAATTACGATATTCTGAACCTTCTGTAATTTGAAACATAGAAACAATATCATCATGTATTGCCCTATTTACATAAGCACCAGAAAGTGGACCATACCCCTCATGAATTGGAACTTGTTTAAAATTTTCAGGAGCCTGACCCATTGTTTCTGAAACTTCTAGCAATTTTGATTCTAATTTTTTTATATATTCTGTTATATATGCTTTTTGAGAATCTTCTGCCCTTGGTAACATTTGCCTGTAAACTGTAAGTTCGTGCTGCATTTGTCCAATGCTTAGCATTTTTCCATCTACTTCTGCTCTTGCAGGTTGAAAAACAAATCTCCCATCTTCTGCTAAAGATTTAAAAAAATCATATTTAGCTATATCTCCAAACTCTCTTGTCAATCCAACCGTAATTGGAAGCTCGGGAGTCCTAATTTCACCTAATCTAGCTCTCATTTCAGGCGTCATTTCTTTTCTTACGTTATTATACACGCCAGACATTTTACTTCTACCGCCTAACTGCGGTCCTTTATCTAGCATATATCTTAAATATATTCTTGTTATGTATTGACCTTTTAAATCGTTGTATGCTTCTTCAGATAACAACCCTCTTTCTACTAGCCCCTTACCAGCTACATCAAACAGTCTTCTTGTCTTTTTGGTTATCCGTCTTAATTTAGGGTCTTTAATAGAGTTAATATCGGCTTCTCCGGTTAAGACAAGGTAACTTAATACACGTTCATTTTCTGTGTAATTTTTATATCCAGAGACCAATTCTTCTAAGCGCTTTGTTAAGTTCCATTGCGTTCCTAAAAACTGATACCTATACCCCAAATATGCATCTCGTTGTTCTTTTGGAATATCTGCTAAAGGATTAAATACTTTTCTAATTTCTTGAATTACGTTTTTAAGTCCATCTGCTCCCATGCTTTTTGTCATGGGTTTTTCTTTCATTGCTGTATATGCAATAGCAAGTTTTTCATCTGTCATCTCTTTACCAGACATAAAACTATATAAAGCATCTACTTCTTCATCTGTTAATGGTTTTCTAGCGTCTTTATATTGTTTTTTAGCGCGAAAATAATCAACTATAATGCTAATTCCCGGAAAAATATCTACTTTTGTTTTATCAAGACCAGTTAGGTCATATTTATTTTCTAAAGCATCAACTAATTCCTTTGCTTTTCTTATTGACGCTCTTTTTCTTTGCACGCTTTGAGATTTTGAAGTTTGACCTTCTTTTAAATCTTTTTTTATTTGATTGCGCATATTTTCAATGTTTTCTTTCAATAAAGAATATTCAGCTTCTTTTTCAATCGGCAATGGGTCTTTTACTACCTTGCCATCAGCATCTGCCCTTACAATAGCATCAATTAATTTTAGTCGACTTAATTTTTTATCGTATACCCCAACTTTTTTTGCAACCCTAACCACTTCGTCATAGCTATATATATCCATTTTCATTTTACCTTGGTTATCATAGGCTATTTTTAAACCATCTATAACTTTTGGTGGTTTTTGTGATTTAATTTCTGGGTTTTTATACGAATCAATTAAAGCATCTACAATAGATTCTCTATTATTATTTTTTGAATCATAAACACCTCTTTCCTTTGCTAGCTCAACCAAAGCATCGTATCTATACGATGATTTATCGTTTTTTAAATTATCAATAGATTTGTCATACCTATAGCTAGCAGATGGCTCATTAACCCCGTCTAAAAGAGCTTCGATTTTTCTTTTAGATTCTTTTCTGTCAATTTTTGGCTTTTCTTTTTGCTGTGGTTTAATTTTTTTCTGAACAGGTTTGCTTATTTTATCTTTTTTTATATTAAATTGTTTTTTTAATTCTTTAACAGCTAATTGCGCTTCTTTTGTATTTGGCGCATATTCGGCTTCTCCAATTTGATTTTCGTTTTTATCGAGTTTTTGTATAATATGTATTCTATTGTCTTTATCATAAAACCTTCTAATAGAAACAACTTCTCCTGCGAGTCCTAATTCTCCATCTTTTAGACCCGGCTCAGGTGGAACGTCTCTGTCTAGGTCTAATTGGCTTTCTACTTCTTTTGGCGCTGGTTCCTCTTTTGGAGTAGGTTTTTTTTTACTTTTTTCAACCTTATCTAACGCTATTTCTTCCTTTAATTCTTTTATATTTTCAAACAATTCCATTTGATGAGATTTGCCAACTTTTACTTTTGGAGCAGGGACCTCTGATGTAATTAACGGCTCTGGTTTAAAGTCTTTAAATCCTTCATACATATTTAATGATAATTTTAAAAAATCAGGATTTGCTGCTGATGTTTCTAATGATTTTAAAATCATTTTATTTTTTGAGGATTTAGAAATATTTGGCATAAAAGCGTCTAAATATTCTCTCATTCCTTCTACTCTAGTTCCACTTGATGTTCTGTGAAACGTCATTAACATTAACCCACTTGCAATAGATTGAACCTGAGCTATTTGCATTGCTTGTTGTTTTTCTTCCTCGCTTAAAGATTTATAATTTGGGTCATCTTCTGGACTCGGAGTAAGGCTATATCCTATTGCCCCTACAGTTGGGTAAGACGCAAGTCTCGCTAGTTTTCCAAATTCTTTCATAGCTCCCGCCGTACTAAACATTGCGGCATGCCAAGTAGATTCAGGAATAGCCTCTATTCTTTCTATAATACTAGACTCAACTAAGCCTGAGCCTAATTGAGTATGTATATTAAATCCATAGATATTTGCAAGTGTTCCTTCTGCTATTCTTTTAGCCTTTGGAGATTGTTTAGCGGTCTGCTCAATTACCTTAGAAAGTGATTTAATTTTTTTTATTGAACTTGTCGTAGCAACTACGCCAACCTGACCAACTTTCATAGACTGACTAAAAGGAATTAACATCCCAATAAAGTTTCCAGCAACATCTGCTATTGCTTCAGAATTATCTTTTGGGGCTGGCGAAGGTCTTGTTGTTGTATAACCCATAGTAGCAGATTGCTCGAAAGCGTTATACATTCTTCCTAAAAATTTATCTTCAGGCGCAACAGGCTCTGTATAATATTCTGGGACTTGTATTCCTAGCTCTCTTCTTATAGCAGGAGCATTGAATATTGGGCTTCTTATTAACCCCTCAGCCATTTGCTTTGGATTTTCATACATAGACAATAGAGGATTATTTAAAATTAATTCAGGTTTAGTTTCTAGCACCCCATATATTTGCTGTTCAACACTTAAAAGAGCTTGTTGATATGGAACTGGCTGCATATCTTGTTCTGGTAAAGACATTTTGCTTTCTACGTTTTTTGCTATTTCAGATTCTAATAACTCTTCAGGGTTTGCGTTTGCTAAGCTAGCACCTAGACCAAGTCCAAACGAACTTGAATTAACAATATCATCGGATGTGGGATGCACTTTGTTTCCAGCGGTGTCTTCTGTTGCTGGTTGCATCCATTCTTGGGGTACATTTTCCTTCCAACTACCTTCTGCGTGAGCAATGGCTTCTTCTTCAGAGCTAAATTCAAATACCTCACCTCTTTTTTTAGCTTCTTCAAAAGCAGCATCACCCTCTAACTCTATCCAGTCGCTAGGGTCGCTACTTGGGTTTGTAGGGTCTTTAGGAAATAAAGTTGGAAAAGCAAAGTTATCCGCTTGAGCCATGATTACGGTTGACTCTGAACCATCTGGATTTTGCCTAGCAACAGGTCTAATTTGTTCAGTTATACTCGCATGGTCAGTTTTTATTGTCGGTAAATCCTGTATGTTTTCCTGAGTTTCTTCTGGAAATAAATCTGCCGCTGTATACTGAGTAAAACCAGATTTTTGACTACTTGTTGGCTCTATTACAATATTATCTTTTTCTTCTTCTGGAAATAAATCTGCCGCTATATACTGAGTGGTTGTAGACATAATGCTATTATTTTAAATTTTTAAAATTTTCCATCATAGTTGAGAAATCCGATTCGTTACCAAATGCTGTTTCATGCAAGATAAACTTGGGCTTTTTTCCTGTTGATATACTCTCATCAAGTTGTTCTTGAACTCGCTGCCTAATTTCATTATCAGTTTTTTTTGCTAATTCTGGCATAGCATCTTTCATAGCTTTCACTGAAGTAAATACATCAGTGTCTCCTTCAAAATTATTTCGTATCCATTGCGCTTCTTTGTCCAGCATTTCTGGGTATTTTGCCCAGCTTGCACCTTGTGCAAAATTTGTTTGGTCAGAAAATTCATTATATATTGGTCTCAATTCTTTATTTATAAAGTTCTTTAAAGCTGTTCTTGTTTTTTTCTCTGTTTTTTCGTCTCTATCATCTTTTTGTAAAGTAAAATCAGCCCATTCAGTATTCAAAACAGGTTTGCCTGTATCAAGCCAAAAATAAACTTCTTTTTTATTGCCATCTTTATCTGTGATAGTTCTTTGGTCAAATTCTCGATTTGAACCATCAGAATAATGTGCTGTTTTTAAATTTTTAGGTCCTTTTGCAGCTGCGGTAGAGGGGGCTTTTTTTGTAAGGTTAGCAAATATAGCAGGGTCTACTAGGTCTCCTGTATCCGCGTGAAAATACTGTCCACCTTTCTTTTGAAATAAAACAGATTGACCTGCTTGATTTTCATCGCTTCCGGGTTTATAAAAGAATTCTTCAGTAGTAAGCCCTTGACCACTTGTTTTTGGCGGTTTTTTAACATCTGGAAAAACTCTTTGACCAAAATCACCTTTGTTTTTATCAGCATAATATAAATACCCGTCTGCCGCTTGACGAATCATTGGCTTGTCGGCTTTTACTTCTGCATCATAATATTTTTCACGCTCTTGAGCCTTATGTGTTAAATATGTGCTTAATAAATCAGTTAAAACATTTGCATTAAATACTTTTTCTCTATACGCCATAATAATCCTTTATGTATATTGGGTTAACGCTTCTTCTAACTGGAATAATTGGTCTTTAAGGTCTTGCATTGCCCTTGTTTCTTCCATTCCTAATTGTAATTCACCTCTATCAAACCCTAGTCTTTTTTGTCTATACCCTAAATCTGCATCTGCTACATCTAGCCCCATAGACGTATCTTTTAGTCTTTGAGCTTCTTCCCCACTTTCTATTTGGCGCCTTCTTGACATCAGCTTAAACTGTTCTGCCGGGTCAGTAAGTGTAGCTAAATTCCTTTTAGAAGCCATTGCGTCTGATTCAGCCCCAATATTATAAGAATCCATAAGAAAGTTTTCAAGACTTGATAAATAACCTGCTTCACTTGCATCTTTTGCAGTTCTTGTTTTTTCAAGATTAACGTCTACTCCCTGCTCAAATAATTCTCTTTCTGCCCCAGAGAGGTCCCTAAGACCGCTAAAATAATCTTGAACCCCTTGTTCTCTTCCTCGAACATCTTGCATTTGCCTATATATTCTTGAGCGATTTTCTCGAGCTTGTTCAGCTCCTTTTGTAGAACCAAATATTCCCCAGTCTCCTGCCATTGGATGCCATTTACTTGCCATAATTTATCTCCTTCTTCCAAGCATGCTTAATCCTCCAAGCCCTAACCCTACTAATGGATTAACGGCTCCTATAACCCCCAAAGACGACAAGGTACCTAAACCACCAGCGGCAGTTCTTGCAACAGTCGATAAATCACCCCTACCTCTTTTTATATCTCTTAATCCAGTCCCTAAACCATATAAACTACCTGCAAGTCCCAATGCTTTCATTGCGCTTCCACCTGTATTGGCTGTATTTGCTGTTTCACTAATGTTTTCAGTTGGAATTTGCCCTACTCGTTTTTCTATTCCTGCATCTAGCGCTTCTTGTAAGTTTCTTTGCCAATTTTTTCCACCGCCTGCAAGTTCGTTTTTATATTTATTAATAACATTTTCAGAAACACCTGAAAAATCAAAACTTTCACTTGGAATATTATAAGGCTTTCCTTTAGGCACCGTTCCAGCGGCAACTCTACTTTTTTCTAATGGGTCTATAGGAGTTCCCTTAGGTATTTCTTTCTTAACATACCCCTTTTCTACAGGAGTTCCCCTAGGTATTGAATCATCCGTTTTTGATTTAAAACTAGGTGTTTTTATTCCTTTTAATCCAAATGTTTCTGCTAATCCAATTTTTTCTGCTTTTCCACTTGCTATCATATCTGATGCGTCTTTCATGTATTTTGCGCTTGTTCTTGGGTCAGCCAAAAAATCTGACACTGTTAAATCGGGGTTAGCTCTTTTTGCCAACAAAAAATCTCTTCTAAATTTATAAGTGTTTAACCCAGCCTTGCCAAGTGATTCCAAATTTTTTGCTGTAGCAGCGTCTTCTTGCTCAGCCATAGTTTGGCGATTTCTCAACGCTTGCAATAACATGTTTGTATTAACTCCACCAGCACCTATGCTAGTTTGATAGTCTGATAAAATGTCTTGTATTGATGGGGTTGTTGTTTCTGTTGCCATTTTAATATCTCCTAAATCTGTGAAAAATATGCTGTTGCTTTAGACGGCTTTGTTCCTGCATTATTGCTTGGAAATCCGGTTTGTCTTATTGTTACAAGATACAAAGATGAAATATCCATTGTAGTATTTAATGTTACATCGACATACCTAATTGATTGTCCAGAGGGTGTACTTGCAGTAAAAGTTGTTGTTGAATCAGTAGTTATACTTCCAGAATTTTGTGTATAATGTTTAACTATTAACTCAAATACATAAGCTGATTCACTTGCATCTGCAACTGTTATCGCAAAATTTATATTTTTTAAAATACAATTTCTTGGGACAAGAAAAGATTTATCTGTAACGGTTGCAGAACCACCAGAAGTTGCTGAATTAGTATTAAAAGTTAAATAATTAATTATTGTATCATCAGTGTGGGCATAGTTTATTTCAAAGTTACACCCCACTGCCCAAGAACCAGTAAGTGTGTTTACCATATCGGTAATATCTGTTCTAAATTTATCTAAATAAAAATTTAATTGAGAAACAAATGAACCGTCTATTGTTTTTGATTGAGATATTTGTTCTCCTTGTGTAAAAAAATCAAACTTTGATGTAATTGGTATCCAAGCATTGTCTTTTTTAACATATTGGACTGTTCCTATTCCAGAAAGGTCTACATAAGCTACATCGCCATCTGCACCTTCTCTATTATCGGGTACTCCTTTTGTAAATATTGGAGCGCTTGATTTTTTAGCGCTAAGAGTTCTTTCATGTCTATTAAAAGCCATTATTTTACACTTTTCATTCTATATACTATAGTAATATCATTTATTTCAAAACCAGAAGGAACAAGACCAACTATAAACTTTGTAGTGCTATCTGCTGCTGGACTAAAGCCGGGAGTAAATGTCGCTACTTTTGTTGAGCCATTATAATCTGTAATTCTTGCCGTTTGATTTAACCCGGTGCCACTCCATGTTTGTATTCTCATATTATTATAATAATCATCAATAGCAGATGCGCCGCTATCCAAAGTTATGCTAGTTGTAGTTGGACCTGCCTGAGCTGTATTTGAGCGAATATTTGTATTAATGGCAAGCTTTAATGCAAAAGACTTAATATTATTAGATTGAGAGCTTGTAGTTGGTTTTAATTCAGCTACCGCCCAATCCGTAGAAGGGTCTAATGAAAAAAATGAACCTGTTTGACCGCTAAAATATTCAGAATAATTTGTTCCAGCCGCAAATGTTTTATCATAAGCAGTGCCACCATTTGTGTCAAAAGAGCATAAAACATTAGGCAAGTTGCTAGCGCCAGTTCTATATGTTATATAAACTTTATATACTTTTTTTCTTATTGACGGGTCTCCAAAATCAATATCTTTTGTAGTGTATGTAAAGTCATGAGTAGGGGAAGAAACGTGTGTATATTTAGATATTTGCGATTTAGTTCCGCCAATTAAAAACATTTCATTGCTTCCATTAACGCCAAGCTTAGTTACTTGCCTACCATCAAAGTCATGGTAATCCATTAAATTATCGCCAATATGCCAAGAACCTAGTTTTAAATTGTAAACATATATATCTGCAAATTTATTCATAAATACTATTTGATGTTTTTTAGGAGCATACCCAACAGAAGCTAGCGCAATATTGTCACTTGCATCTATAAAGTCAAACCATGTATCCTCGCTTATAACTACTTGCCCATTTCTTTCTAATAGGTCTATTACGTTATTTCCGTCATATAAATACGCACCATACTCATTAAAAAACGCTATTCCTTTGTCGGTTTTTGTGCTATGAAATTCATGGGATATACCTTTAAATGGGTGAATATGTTCTAAAAACTCAGAATTTTGAGCTACGTTTATAATATATAATGTTTTTTCTTTAAATTGCAGTATTCTATCAGCAAACGCTTCTAATTTGACTATACTTTCTCCGTCCCTAACTGCGACATCAACAATACTGTCTTTATTTGGAAATGTGTCAAAGCGATTGACCATACTTTTTAACATTCTATCTGGATAATTAACATTGTCTTGCTGAACATTTCCAATATAAGCCCTTCTTCCTTGAACCACTCCAGTTTTCCATCTAGCTTCTAAAGTATCAACCTTTTGAAAAAAACCATTTAAACTTTTCCAGCTATCAACAACATTTGCTGACTCAGGAGTAATATTTAAAACCACTACTGCTTCATCTAAATTAGATGTTGTATCATTAACATCAGCAAAAGAATAATCATAAGTTTCGGCTTCAGGAAAAAATTTAAACCCCTTATCTATAAAATTAGTTTCGCCAATAAGATAATAATTGTCATCATCAGTTTTTTTGTAATATATCCTAGAGCCAATAATTCTTTTGTCTAGCCCATATGTACCGCTTGGCTTTGGATTCATATAAATATCAAAATTAAATAATAATGGAGCGCCTACTATTGTAACTTGATTTAATTCTTTAGCATAGCTATCGCTTGCATCAGTGTCTTGCATTGTAAACAGCATAGATTCTTGTTTTGTATCATCGTACAGCCAAGTATAGGCAAAGCTATAAGTACCCTCAGTATATCCAACGCTTCCAACATTGTCTACTACAACTGGTCCGCTAATATAAAATTTTGGAACATCTGTATTTGCATTCCCATTTGTGGCGTTTATTTGCGTAACTGTAATACTAAAATGAACATGGCTATCTCCATATATAGGTGGGGTGCCAGTTTCTGAGGTATGCCTACCTTGCTCGCATACAAGAATATTCCACCCAACGGCTATTTTTGATGACGGAACCTGCCATTCTCTATAATTACTTGAATCTGTTCCGAGTTGAACAGTTATGAAATCAAGCCTGTCTAATTCTTCTTGCCAAAAATATACGCCTACCGCTACAGATTTTTTATCATTTATAGTATAGCTAAGGTTTGATACTGAACCGTCATCTTTTACTTCATTTGATGCTCCATTATATGCATTAAAGCCCTCCTTTCCACCCATCATAATGTTATTATCCAAAAATAAAGGATAAACATCTTCAGCATTTGCGTATGTGTCGCTACTGCCTCCAGTATAATTTTTATAGTCCGTCATGTAATTAGCAGCTTCATTTGGAACTTTTGCAGTATCTGACGTTGCATTAATTGCAGTTCCATCTGTTTTTACAGAGGAAACACTAGCAACACCAACTCTTAAATTAACAGCATTTGTGTCTAACAGCGCACTTCCGATTGCCCCTCTGTATTCACCTCTTGCAGAATTTGGTCCAGTAGTATCATCTGCTTTATACGGAGTGCTAATTAAACAGTTTCCAGCAGCGGGAGTTGCGGGATAAGCGTTTGTATCTATCCAGTCATCTATAGCTTGCGATGAACCTAAAGATGCAAATACAGTCCTATTTATATACCCATACCACCGACCTAATCCACCTAAATTAACATCGTTAATTCTTAGCACTCCATCAGCAGAATAATATACAGGCTTAGCGCTAGAAGGTGTTGTTATTTCGCTAGCGTGCCATCCGTCACTGTCATAAACATCTATATTTGTACCAAAATCATAATGGAAAATAAGCGTTTCGTCAGCAGCGCTGTTGTCAATTTGCCTGTCGCTACCCATCACAAACAAACCATGTTTATGAGTTATTGTAGAAGTAGAATTATTACTTGCGTCCCCTTTATCAAATGCGCCTATTGTTCTTAATTTTCCAAGGTTATCTATAGAAGCAGAAACATTAGGGGATTCACCTTTTTGGATGTCTCTTGGGTCTGAGTTAGAGTTTAGACCCCCATGAAACTCGTTAATTACATAGGTTTGTTTTGCCATTATTCACCACGAGACACAAACGGCGCTAGCGCAGAATTGTACTCTGCTAGCAATTCCTGATATTGAGCGCGATGTAAAGATACTAGCTCTGGGTCTTCATCCTCGTTATAAAACGTAATTGTTCTTAATTTTAACTTTGCGCTAGCACCAAGAACTAGCGCATGTTCTAGCTCATCTGGAAACTTAGTAACAGAACTAGCACCATGCTCTATTGTAGGATTTTCCATTATATAATATCTTGCTGGATTATCAGAGGATGGCTTTGGTTGTACATAAACATCGTTATTCTCAAAAGTCCACCTTGGAGACTCATCTGTTGCAAAATATATACTATGCGGATTTTGCAATTTCCCATGCAATGTAGCATCTGCAAAAACACAAGAAACATATAAACTTGTCGTATCGTCATCTTCTCTTCTTTCAACCAACAATATTCTTGAACTTTCAACATTGCTTGCGATTGGATTTGAGGTCACATTAGAAGATTTTGTTGCAAATTGAATTAATATATCAGGTCTTACTTTATTTATAATGTCGCTTGCAGTATCTTGAAGCGCATCTTGTATAGCCTGTTCATTTGCGGCAGTATTATCTGAACCTAAAGTTGATGTTGCTCCAATTATATCTTCTATTCTTACCTGAAAAGTAGCCATTAATCATCAGCCCCTGTTAAATTACCAATCGAACCATTTCTAGTAGTAACAAAAGTTTGCATTGGATTTGGAACCATATGTGGCATTGGTTCTTTTGCGCGTGATGTTTCTATATATTCTTGTTCTATCTTTTTAGATAATCCCATATGCCCGCTACCAACTTGAAGATTTCCTCCAAGATTTAAAAAATGACCTAAAGTGTTGTGAATTGCCGCTGGTATTAACTGCTCAGGTAGGTCAACCCGACTAGCAACACTTGACTTTGCTTCAGGTTTTGCATAATAAAAAACCTTTAACGTATCTCCAGAATCAGGAGTTTTTGTTAAATAAAGCTTATGAGTATCTTCTTGCCAAAATCCTCCACTTGAATAGCTGGTTGTTCCACTTGAAGAGTCAACTGCTACAGTAAAGGTATTGTCAGCAGTTTTAGTAACTGCTAGTCTTTTTCCATTTAAACGCGAAATTTTTGTTGCCGTAACATAGTGACCAACTATTTCACTAAAAATAACATAATCACCTGTGGCTAAGCCATGCGATGCAGATGTCACCTCCGAAGGAGAAGCGCTTGTAATTCCAGTTATTGAACCAGTTGACGTATCTGTTTTTATGTAGTATCCAATCTTAGAAACATCATCATCTGCTATATCAGATATTATCGCAGACTCATCAACAAAAGGTACATCTACCTTGTCTAATTCTACTTTATAAATTTGTCCTGAGTAATTAGCATTTGTAAAGATATATTCTTTGCTACTTGTAGTAAAAGATTCCGAGTCTTTTTTTCTTACTGCTCGCATAGCAATATCTTTAATGGCTTGGTCAAAATATATCTCAATTAAATTATGAGATACAGGTAATTCAATGCCACCAGCAATCACACCTGCGTCAATAAGTTCATATGCTTCTTGATAGCGCATTGTTATTTTCTTTTATTTTTATTGTATTTTTTTCTAGCCCTACTTGCTTTTTTTACGCCTTCAGGCGTGTAGGGATATTCTACTCCATTAAAATAAGGCATAGTTAATATCCTTTTCTCTTTTTACGTTTTTTACGAACACGAGACTTTTTACGACCTAGCGTTATTATCATCCTAGATGAACCATCGCTAAATTTTGTTGCCCCAGTTCCGTATGTTATTTCTTTCATTAGTCAAATATTAATCAAGTCCAATATAGTCAACAATAACATCTAAAACGACATTAGCAGCACTTGAGGTAGTCCCATTTCCAGTCCCCGCATTACAAACATAAAGAAAAGTGTCGGCAGTGCCAACTACTGTTGCATGTGGATAATTAGTATGAACTTTCTTTTCTGTGCCTCCAGTCCCAGCATTAATATCGGTTGCAGTTGCTGCCATCGCACCCCCACTATGCTGTTGATAATCGTTTGTTGCCCCAGCTCCTAAAATTTCTGGAACGGTAATTGTGGTACTGGCATTTGCTAATGCTCCATCTGCCGCAGTTCCCGTCGAAGTAGAAAGACTAAGGTTTAATAAGTATGTTGATAAATCACCAGACTTAGTTACTAACACAGCCGTAACTCTTTTAATAATGCTTAAGGCTGGAATTTTACATACTTCAGCAATAATACTATTATCACCACTATCAGCAGCACTAAAACTCATTCTTGTATATGTGCTAACATTGTAATGATTTATACCTGCTGTTAAAAGAGTACCTGCTACTTGTACATTTCCAGTTGTACCATCTTCTAAAGAAAGACCAGTAGTATCGCCATCGCCAGAAACAACAGTTCTTAATGTTGAGTCAACGCCCTGATTGTTATTATCTATTCTTAATGAATCTTTATATGATTCTGCCATTTTTTATTCCTTTATCAAACTTGAGGGCGGTTGCCCGCCCCCAAGCGATTATTTGGTTTTAGACCAGCTTTAAGATAGCGTGAGTCTGTTCATTACGAATCTCAACGCCAACTTCCATTAGCCATTCATCAGTTTGACCATCACGACCATCCTTAACAATGTCTTTACGAAGTTGCATATCGCGACCAGCCAAAGGACGAACTGAAAAGTTCGCTGGGTCAATCGCCACTGCATAATCTTCTAAAGAACCATTTAAGTATGGATGAGGGATAAAGTCTAACTGACCAACTGGACCCATGTAAGAGCGAACCCTTAGACCAGTTGCTGTTTTTTCACCAGTATCGTAAAAACCAGTATCAGCACTTCTTGTAGCCGCAACAAGTTGCACAAGCCACTTATTAGAACAAAATACGGTTTTTCTCATTGAACCTGAAACCATATCATGGAATAGATACTCTGAAACACCATCTAGGTTAGAAAGACCAGCACTGTAATCCCATTGCATATTGGTATTGCTAGCACCATTTAAGGATGAAACTGCACCTGCGGTGCTACTAACATCAAAACCTTGAAAGGTACGTTTTGGGTTTTCAGCGGTTGCATCAAGAGAGATTGCGCCATTTGTTAAAATAGCCCATTCAACATCGCCTTTGATTTTTGCTAGTTTTCTAGCTTGCAACCTTGCTAACTCCGAACCACCGTAATGCTTCGCAGCTTTTGCAGTTCCAGTTACTGTGTATGGCTCGCGAAAAATTTGCGTACAGTTTTTCAACCTACGAACTTTTTTACGAGTTTCAGTTCCTACTGCTGAACCTTCAGCAATACCTGCAACGCCATTTTCACGCATAAAGTAATCAGCGTCAGCAAAAGTAACTTCACCAAAACCGCTAGTTGCGCTATGTGTTTGATAGCCATAGTATGATGTTGCGGTTCCATTGTCGTAAAATAACCCTGCATTAGCAACATATTCTAAAGTTAAAACACCAGATGCATCTGCTGTTATTAGGTCTGAACCGTCTGCACAAGCTTCTACGTTATAAGCATCAAGGCTAGAATGAGCATGCGCTCCAAGAAACTGAGCCATTTTATCGGTTGCGCTGCCATGATTCACATCTTTACCAACTGCGATACAAATAAAATGAGTAACATCAGTTTGTAAAGCCGCAGAGCCACCAGCAACACTTGCGCTGTAAATACCACCAACCTCAAACATTTCCATTTGAGCTTGTCTTTCAGCTATTAAGATTGTGTGATGACCGTTTATACCACCTGTTGCTGTGTCAGCAACATCTGAAGAAGTTATGTTAAACTTCTCACTTTTTTTAATCATATACTCGTCTTCCATCCACTCGAAAATAGGGACTGGAGTCACTACTGACTTCATTCCAAACAGAGAGAAAATGGGAGTCGCGTTAGGATTATAGTAATGGATTTTAGACCCTAGCTCAAGGACTTGTCTTTGTGTCGAGTCCGAGAACTGAAGGGCGGTACCAGTACCGTAACTTGTAGGCATATTATACCTCCTATTTATGTTACAATAGCGCTACAATCCATCTTATAGAACTATAACACTATGTATTCGTATTATTGTATTCCATAATTCCCTTCCAAAAATCATCAACAACTTTTTCTTCTGGCTCAACAGCTTGAGGAGCATTACCGCTAACAGCGGCAGCGCTATTCTGTTTGTTTTTTGCTTTTGGAGCTTGTTGCGAAGTTCCGGATTGAGAATTATTCCCTTTGTTCGATAAAGTTTTCCATATTTGAACTAAGTTCTCCTGAGATACATTATTTGGGTCAGCCATAAACTGCCTATATTCGACAATATCTGTATCACTTAACCCCATTTTCTGTAACTCTGCGGTCTCTGCATCAAACGCCTGAGACTCTGAAAGTTCAGACTTTAGCTTTTCGACCTCCAACATGGCTTGAGTAGCGCCTTGATTAATAAGCCACTTATCATGCTCTGCTCTCCAATTTGCGGAGCTAGAGTTTTCAATGCTTTCATCAAGAATATCGTAATCATCCGGCTTAACTGGCGGAGCATTTAAATCTTTTTGTTTTTCTTGAACTGATTCTGTCAGTTTTTGAACCACATCAGGATTATTTGAGAGAAAATCATCTAATTGCGCTAATTTTTCATACTTTTGCTTTTCACCACTCCACTCATTACGTTCTTTATCAGACTTTGATTGAAGTTGCTTATAGGCATCTGCTAACGCTTTTTTTCCTTCCTCATCATTTGCGAATTTATTCTCGATAAGCCATTGCTCAACCTTAGATTCTTCATTGGGTTGCTCTTCATCGACTTTCTCATCAGATTGAACATCTTGAACTTCTTCAGCTTCTGGAGAATTTTGTTGGGTCTCAACTACTTCTTCCTGTTCAGCTTCTGGAGAAGAGCCTTCGTTAAACTCATCGAGTTCAGCCATAAGGTTATCTTCGTTCATTTCTTCATTCTGGTTTTTCTGGTCTTCATTTGTCATACGATGCTCCTTTTAAGTTATCCGCTATGCTTGCGGAGCTTTAGGTTCTGAGTTAATCGTTTGTTTTGCAATAGACAATTCCTCGCCGACCATGCGAGTCTTGTCTCTTTGTCGTGCTTGTTCCAGCTTTGCATTGGACTTAATGTTACTTACCGCTTCAGAAACTGGTTTGGTAGCTTCACTTATTTCAGCCCTCATATTTGCATGGAATACTTCACGCTCTCTAGTTTGCAGGTCTCCCTGCATTCTCTTGAGTTCTTCCTGCGCTTGTTGCAACTGCGCCTGTAAATTTGTTATTTCTCCCATTCTTTGCATTAGTGATGCTTTGTCTATATCACCTTTCATATTCATGATTACTTGCGTTTTATCATAAATACCTGCATTTAAGAGAGTTAAATCTTTTTGTAATTCAGCCATTGGAGACTTACTACGAGTAGAACCAACTACTACTCTTACATCAAATTGCGATGTTTGCATATCATATAATTTTTTAACCGCACCTGTTTTATCGTCAATAACGGGTATATTTAAATTAACTTCATTTTCGTCGCCAACCGGACTTACAATCCTCAAAGTTCTTTGTTGGTCATAAACGCTAGGCATCCATTGAGTAACAACCTTAGCTGTTCTTGTTAGCATGTCATATATAGGAAGAATTTTCCAATTTTGTTTTCTCGAAGAAGATTCGTCCATGATTTGCGCTTCTCCAACAGTTCCGGGCGCACCTTGTGAATTTCCTTGTAAAAATTTATATGCCCCAAAAACTGTTTCAATATCTACTTCATATCTTCCTTTTTCAGCATAAAGACTTGAAGATACTGCTGGCGGAGCAAATTCTTTGATTTTCCCTGTTGCTAATGCACCCGGATTAGCCCGTATTATAGCGTTTGGTATGTGCCATTTTTGTATTTCGCTAGCATCTATAGCCCCATCTTCGTATAGAAGTTTAAAATTTGTTGTAGCATTTGTATGTGAAATAATTAAAGCTTCGGTCCTGTTCAGCATACGCTGAGGTGTCTTAGCATGCCTAACATCTCCACTCGGGAATGGATTGCCAGCATGCTCATTACATGCGACAGCAATAGGATACTCAGAGATGGGGAGTATCTCATCATACAGGACCGTATCACCAACAACAAACACTTCCCTAATTCTTGTCTGATACGCTAATTGCTCTGTAATTACCCCTTCTTTTAAAAAATCTTCATATTTATTATCTGAAATAAGCTCTTTATATTCATCTTTTGTGTATAATTGATTTTTTCCAGTATTAGTATCAAGTATCAAAGCATGTGGAATATTTACTTTTACAAAATAACAATATTTTCTTACCCTACTTTGATGGTCAAGGTCATGGCTTCCTCTTGTTTCTATATGGTCTCTTGAATACTTTCCACTTTCCATTTCATTTCTTTGGTGATTTTCTTCGGCATCATCAATTTCTTTTGCGTATTGAGGAAAAAGTATTTTAAGATGTTCTTTTGTATGTAAATCTGAATATATAATAGCGCTAGCATCTGAAAAGTCTGGCATAGAGCTATTAGGGTCTACAAAAATAGATTCAGGTGGCATTCTTTTTACTTTTATAGTACCAAGACCACTATCCCCCTGCCAATCGGGATATATATACATATAAGCTAAACCTTTGACAATAAAATCTTTACATGCCTGTCTAAAATGAACATCGGCGTCCGACTCGTACCAAATCTTATCAAGTAATTGGTCAAAAACGAACGCCGCATCATTATCGGTCTTGCCCACAGCGTGAACATCCCATTCAGGAGCAGATGCGGCGATATTCGCTAATACCTGCTCTACAGCGGGACGTATTTTATTGTTAGCTTCGGGGGGTTGCCCCACACTGAGCAAGTAATTCTTTTGTGCCTTTGTCAGTTGTGAACCGAGATAAAACTCATGGTCTTCCGCCATTTGATAGCGGTACTCGCTAGAAGAGCTTTCAAAATGCAGATAGTCTGCTCTTACCTCTTCTGCCGAAATCTTTTTAGTTTCAAGCTGACGTAAGTTTAACATATGTTACATAATAATCTTACAAAACAGTTATATAATAATCAAAATTTTTTATTTAATAAAATTAAAGTAGATATTGGCACTAATAATAATTCAGATGTATTGTCATCGCCACCTTTTACCATGTGCGCTAAGTCGTTTAAATACATATACTTAACTGCCTTACGAAGTTTATCAACTCGAAAAATAAGCATAAACTTTACATCACCCTCAATAGTAAAAACCTGTATCCACCATTTTGCATCTGTAGTTGAAATACCAGAAGGCTTTCCCCTTGACCTTATTTCAATCGCTATATTTCCAGTATCAGCCCATATATCTCTTTCAGTCTTTACCTCAATAGAGCCTTCACCTTCAAATAGTTTTCTTACTTTTTCTTCGTATATCTGACCAAAATCTAGGTCAATGTCAAAATTTCCCACTACGCTTCAACAAAATCTACTGCACTGAACATTTGACCCGTTTCCCAATCTACCTCTGTAATTGGTGGTGGTGCTAACCATTCTCCTTTTTCATTTTGCTCAACATCAGGCGCCCATATATCATCTATTGCCCAACGAAGTGCATCTAATGTATCTTTTTTAAAAGTTCCATGCTCTTTAAAGTTTAAAAGCTCTGTTTCTAGCTCTTCATGTGTTTCTTTTAAAAATACAGAATGAGATGCAAAATGAGGTTGCATTTGCTTTATTCGATAATATTTTGCTTTAATAGCTTTTCTTGTGTTTATATTATAAAACCTTCCAGTTTCTTTTGAATGTCTTCGTACATAGTCTGCTAGCATTACATGACCTGTTTCTTCAATTTTAATATCTCTTGGATGATACATGTCTGCTAGCTCAAATAATTTATCAGCACCGTCCATAGGAGCTACTTGACCGCGAAAATAATCAAGAACATATATATTATATTCTTTATCTACTGCTATAACCATTATAACCGTATAATCTGCTTTTACATTTTCACTTGACGCAGGGTCAACGCCTATAAATATATTTACAGGTAATTTAACTCTCCGACCCTCATCTGTTCGCATAATAAAGCTTTGCTCATCTTCATACATGTACCTACCTTCCCAATATCGCATATCTTTTTGTTTAAATATACGAAAACTATCATCTACTGGAATATTTTGATATTCTTGATAAAAATATGCTATATCACCTTCTGACTTCAATCTTTCTTTTTCCCCCATCAGCCATGAATATGGTCTTCTATCTTCCCATAAAACTTTAACATTGCCTTTTTTATCTGTAAATTCATTTCCAGAAGTAGCAAATTTACCTTTAGGTAGGTCTTGCGGTACTGCTTGAAAAAATAACGACCTCCAACCCTTGACCTTATAATTTCCCTCTTTATCATAAGCAAGAGGACCAGCAATTCTATTTAAATAAGCATCTGTATCTACAATAGTACCGATAAATACAAGCTTTGCATCGCCAGAACCCGGTATAACTGCTGCGTTTAGCCATCTTCTAAATTTATCTCGAGCTGTAGGGGTAGTGCTGTTTGATTCTCCCTCTCCATCGTCAATTATTGTTAAAGTTGGGCGATATGCTCCATATTTTAATCCACGAACCTTTTGACCAGTACCTCTAATAAGGCATTTACACATAACATTTGGTTTGCCGTATTCATCAAACCCGCCAATAACTTCTTTTTCTTCTTTTCCCCAAATAGCGCCTTTTCTATCGCCAAAAAAATATTTTATCTTAGGATTGAACTCAATTTCATTGCCTATTGCTTCTAAATTGTACTTAGATTGCATTTCAGATTCAGAAATAAGCAATAAAAAGCGCTCTTCTCCAAACAAAATACGATGTAATGGATAAATTAAATTGATAAAGGTCGATTTTGCGTGGTCTCTTGGAGCAACAACAGCTAATTTGTCCCCACCATTCATATCTATTAGCGTTTTTGCTATTTCTTTATGAAAATCTGGCGACTTTGACCTACAATGATAGTGCATAGAATTATCAGGGTCTCCAAATAAAATATCAGCAAATGTAAATATATCAAGATACATAGCTTCAAGCATTTTTTGTTTATTTTCAGCTTTTCCCATATTCACCAATATAACTTTCTAACATATCTAGTTGTTGTTTATATGAATCAACCTCATCAAGTAATTCTAAAATAAATTTAGCTACTACTCCATCAACAAAATAAGGTTCATTATCTATATGAATCAATCCCGGTTGAGATACATCTATATCTTCACTCTTGGACTGTTGCTGATGTGTGAACTTCTTCGTTTTTATCGTTTTTTGCGCCATATGTGGTCTCTGCAATGGTTTTGCGTACAGATGACAATTTTTTTATATCACCATCTGATAAAGCAAATACGCCTTCAATCTGTTCTTCTTTTTTCTCTTTGGTCAAATGTCCAAGCATGTCACTTACTCTATTTAAAGCATTAAGTTTTGTCGCAGGTGGGGTTTCAATATCTTCAATCATATTTTTGTATTGATTTGCAACGTAATCATCGTCCATTCCCATTGCGGCTAATTTATCTCTCATATTCATGGCAATATATTCCCTAATATGTTTTCTTTTAAGTATCCCCATACCTCGCCTAAGTGCTTGTTCGGGGTTATTGTCTTTGTATATTGATTGATAGGCAAGTATTATAGATTCTGAATCCCACATGCCCAGCTTATCTGTTTTCCCATGTAGGAATAAAGCGTCTACAAATGTTCTTTGTTTTGCGGTAGGTCGTACATTTTTTACTAAATCTTTTCCAAAATAGTATTTATCACGATAATAATTTGGTTGTTCTTGAGCATAAACGTGTTTCTTATGAACACCGCATTCTCCGTAACCAGTACGGATGAAAATATAAGGTTTTTTAGAATTTGCGTGATTTTCTGTACGTCTGCCAATAACCTGTATAACTTTTCCATCTTGCGTCTGTATCCAATCTCCTACCTCAGCTTTTCTCCAGTCATCTACAGGTGTTATATTTAGACTTTTCGATTCTTCTTTAGTATAAACATCAAATGTTTTACCTCTACATTCAACTTTCATCTTTCATTTCAAAGAACCTACAACCCTTATCAACAACATTTGAAGGAATATGTTCTTTTTCCTTGCCTAATTTTTCAAAATATTTACAAAACCCCAAAAATGTCATTCCACCTAATTGTTGATACTTACAATTCCAACAATTCATTATTTTCTCTATCATCTACATAAGTAATCATACAATCCCCATTAAATTCATCTGCTGTTGTAGGCTCTCCATCTAAAAATGCTATAGCCCTTTCTTTTGATAATTCATCTGTAGTTGTTGAAGCTATTGTTTGAAGACCATGCTCTAGCCATTTAATACGTTCTTGTAAATCTTTCATTAAACATACCTATCTTGAGATTCTTCTAAATTTGAATCATGAACAAGATTATTTAAAAACCATAGTATATCTTTATCGTCGTAATCCCCTCTAGCCTTTAAATCAAAATAAGGTGCTATACTAGCAGGGTCTTTTCCAGTTTTTTCTTCATAATCTTCGTATAGTCGGGTTTGCCAATCAACTTTATCTTCTTTTGGTTTTTTTGGTGAATAATTATCTTTTAAAAACTGCAATTTATCTTCTGTTACTTTTTCTCCCGGCTCAATATCAAGAATTTTTCTTAATTGCATAATTCTTGACCTGATTTCATTTGGGCTTGTAATATACCTTTTATCACTCGCATCCAGACTACCTCCCATATATCTTGTATTTATACCATGAACAAAAGGCATGGTCATAGGAACTCCTCTTGTATATTGTGCCTCACGACCAAATTTTTCATCAAGACGTTTAAATTCTAATATTGGGAATCTATTGGCATAATGTTCCGCTTCATGAGCCGCTATACTTTCATAAGATTCGGGGGACTGTCTTGCAGCCATTGTAATATCTCCAAAAGTAGGCGAATGACTTCCCTTCACGCCTTGCGGTATTAGAGTAGGCGTCCCATGCCTTACGGTTCTTCCAGCTCGGTTTAGATGATGCGTTGGGTGCATATCATTAGCTCTACCAAAAAAAGCAGTATATAGATTTTTTAAACCACTTTCGATATATGGCACAGATGGGCGCATTTTTAGTTTTTGTAATTTTTCTATACGACTTTGTATATCTTCTATTTCTTCAGGCTGTAAATTAGCCTGCATTTTTTCTACAGTAGATGGATGACCATACCAGTCAGCAAGCCAATCACTTGCACTTTTAAATAACTCTCTACCCTGAGGATATGTTACGCGAGGTGGCATTTAAAATGGATTACTGACCTTATCTTCAACTTTAAACGAAATATATTGCTTACCAGATTGCCCAACCTTTTTCCAGCCTGCTATCTTAACTTCCCTACCGCCTATCTTACCTTGTCCTGTATAATCTGGTTGTTTTTCGTTCTTCTTCTCATTCTCAAATATTGAAAATGTGTCATCTTTTTGTTCGTACGGCATTTTTACTCCTGAATTGGTTAAAAAAATAATTTCAAGCCCCGCAACAAATATAATCATAATCGAATCATAGTTAAAAGAAAAAAGGTTGAGTAGTTAACCTAAGGTTTTTTTAAACCTAAGGTATATAGTATATATACTTCTACTTCTACTTCTATATGCATGGCATTGCCATAGCAAAGCCATTTTAAAAAAATGGCAAGGCTATAGCTTGGCTATTTAAGTATAACAATATGTGAGGTTATAAAGAATTAACTATTGAATAAACAGTGATGTAAACACCCTTTAAAGTAAAAAATTGTGCAAAAAATGGATGGGATGCACCTTACATATACGCACCCCCCTCACTACGCGTTTCGCGTTCGGGAATCACGTTGAGTACGCGTTTCGCGTTCGCGCAAGGCTTGGTTCTCTACGCGTACGCAGACCATATTTATTTAGCCTTGTTTACCTTGCTTTATCGACGGTAAAGTATTTTTATCCTTGTTTGTGCTAGCTTTCCTTAGTAAGTTTGGGTTCTACCGTCGGCAAAGGGTCGACGGCTGACAAACGGCGCTTATGCGCTATAATAACACGCGAAGGAAGCACCCTTCGCGAAGGAGAAGAACCATGATAGAAATCATAACACCCAACGACGTAGTCGTTGACAAAGGCGATGTAAACACCCTAGTCGGAGACAAGCAACGCGAAGATATTCCTACGCATGAAGAAGAGCAAGCTCTTCTCGCGTATGAGGAACACTTTCGCCAACCAGAGCTAGCTAGCTTTGTCCAGAACGCGCAAGACCACGCGGTAATTACACCCGCCGTCTACGACTTCGAGGCTGAACTACAACGTCGTGAAGAGTCCGACGTACCGAACGCGCAAGACCACGCGATGAAAACCGCGCTGTCTAACGGCTTTACTATCGACGAGAGTAGCGACGGAATCACGCGTTGGGAACATCTCAACGCGTAGACTGTAGCCGACGAGATACACAACGAAACCCTAGACGGTCTATCCCTTCGGGATAGGTGGGTTCGAGTCCTACCTAGGGTTCAATACGCCTTATTCCCTTCGGGAATAGACCATCCTAGAGCAATCTCTAGGAACGCGTAGAATAGGAGTAAACACCCTATGTGCTAGCATGTCCTATAGTGACGGCATAGAACACTCTAGCAAGAATAAAAACCATAGCCGTCGAAATGGAGTAAACACCCAAATGAGTATAATTGACCAAATAACAGACTGCATTGTTGACACGAATGGAGCCACTATTCAGGAATGGAAATTATTCCAAGGGAATAATGGATTTGTTGTGGGATGTGGTAATATCGAGACAATTACTGTTAATGGCAGGCAAGAAATATGGCATATAGTGGAAAAGCACTATATGGAGAACGTAGGTTTTTGGATGGACGAAGGGAAACTGTATATTGACAGAATACAGATTGTAGATGATGTAAAAAGAGCCATTAGCCTTGCTAATGACAACAATGAACTTGCTATATGGGATATAGCAAACCAACAAGAGATACGAACCAATAATAATTCTAGCATTGAACTATAAGTGAAAATGCTAGAATTATTAAAAGCAAGAGAGGAGCAAATGAACGAGATTCAAAAATTGAAATCAGCTAAACTACCATTCATCCTATTGGATGAGAAATTACCATGCCATATTCAGTTGGCATTTAATCTATGCGAGGGCAAAGATGTGATATTAACTACTTTTGCCGAGGATAAAAGAACGAGAGATAGGCTAAAAAAGGACGTTATCTACGTTGCTGATAGTGAGAGGTATCATATCAAGCAAGGAACGGCTCTTTTTAACCTAGCAAATATTTTGCTAGAAAACCATTTAGATAGCCATAATGATGAGGGGAATTATGTTAGTGATATGGACACAATAATCAATATCCAAAAATGTGATATTTGGGATATAGATGCCGACGAGTTCTATCTTGAAAACTCTGTAACTTACATGACAAGCCATTGGACGATAGTAAATGAACAAGGGCAAAGAGTTGCGCTCCACCATAAAGATTTGGTGGATAAATTCTTTGGATATGAATTAACTTGGTCAAGACATAACATAACCGACGAAGATGGAAAATCAGATTATTTTTCGCATAAATATGATTTTAACGACCTTGTTGACTCTCCTATAGAGAGTCAGTGGGGAAAGGGTTCTGATGTCTTTATCGTCGGAAAAGGAAAAGACTATTAATGCCATACAAAAACATTGGACAAAAATGTCCAAAAAACAAAGGAGCAGATATGGGCATAAAAAAAGATAAATTCTCAAATGAATTTAAAAAGGTAAAATTTGACGAGTACGGACTCGTCAAAGATAAAAAATATGAAGAGCTTACTCTTATTATAGAAGAAGCTATAATGGATGATGATACTCCCGAATGGAAAAGAAAACTAGCATTCGCAGTAGATAAAGAATTATATCCCGAAGACTATAAAGAAGAGGAATAAAAAGATATTTTTACTAATGATATTTATAAAACAAAGGAAAAAACAATGATACGATTTATTGAACGCGTAATAGATATATTATCCTCGGATGAGTTTGGGTTTTTTATCATAGCGCTTGCAGTATTAGGGTTAATAGCGCAAATCATAAGAGCCGTCATTTCTTAAAGAGGGAGGCATAATATTATTTCTAGCATTTGAGCATTAGTGAAAATGCTAGAAATAATAAAACAATCATCAACCAACCGCCGAAATCGGCAAAAGGAAAACCATGTATAACAGGAACGAACTTGAATCAATGGCTCATGGCAGAGTCAAAAAGTTGGCTATTGCTAAAGCAAGGCAAAATGGTCATAAAAGGAGTTGGGTACAGACCACTCCAAAAAGTCAATTAATCGACTACATATTGGATGGAAGATTGCCAAAACCAAAAGAAGACACACAAATACCCACACCTCAACCTACTCCTCTCCCACATACACCCCGCCCTGCTAGCACAGAGCAAACTACCGTCGGTGGTTTAGAGGAGATAATCGTAAATGGAGTGCTTACCAAGGTTCAGCCTTTTATAGAGGAAGGCATTGGTAACGCGGTCAAAGAGACCGAGGACACTCTTATATCTACATTCCACGAAGAGACAAATAAGCTAGCTGAAAAGGTAGATAAGAAAATCGAGGGTTTACAGCGTCCTATAAAAGTATACATCAACGACGTAGAGACTAAAGAGGTGTCAGGTCTTAAACATGAAAAATTCGCTGAGGTTTTGGAGTGTTTAAAGCTTTTTGGTCGCGTTTGGACCTTCGGTCCAAGTGGCACAGGAAAATCATTTCTGATTGAGCAGTGTGCTAAGGCTTTAGGGTTCGATAAAGAAGAAGGCACATATGAGTACCTAAAAGGCTCAGCGGGAGTGACGGAATCACATATGACAGGAAGAATGACGTTTGATGGCACATTCATAGACGGCTCCGTAGCAAGAGCGTTCAGAAATGGAACTTTCTTATGTCTTGACGAATTTGACGGATTCGATGCTAATGCGGGATTAGTGTTCAATAGCGTACTAGATAACCAAGGTGTTCTATCCACTCCGAACGATAAAGATAATCCACACGTTCTTAAAAAGGACGGCTTTAATGTAGCGGTTGCTAGCAATACTCTTTGTGACGGACAAGACTTTGAATATGTCGGCAGAGGTCAAATTGATGGTGCTACGCTAGACAGATTGCAAGCCGTTAAAGTTTATATCGACTATGATAAAAACATCGAAAGAGCGCTCTCGGGGGATTTCATAGACATGGCTGAATGCTTGTGGGAATTAAGAAATCGCATACAAAAGAATCACTTGAAGAGGATTATCAGCACTAGGCTTTTTGTCGACGGTCAAACATGGAGACTTGCGGGTAAATCAAATAAGGTGTTACTCGACAAAATAACCTGCGGTTGGACAAAGGAAGAACTTGATAAAATCAACTACACCGAACTCAAAAGGGAGTATAAATAATGGACGAACTTTACAAGAACATACTAAACCCAAAAATCGTCGACGATGAATTTGAGGGTAGGCATGCCATTATTCACATGCCAAACATGAGAACCATGCTACAAGGCATATATGATAACGAGATATTTTGGCATGATGCAGGCGAAGATGGCTCTAGTCGCGAAGAGTGGACTTATGGAAAAAGCGTTGTTGGTCGAGAAAACCTTCGTAGGGCGCTCGTACAAGGTAGAACGTCGGAAAAAATGATAAAACTCTACAGAAAGTTGCGAAATGAGATGGATATGGATGCTAGAATATCTAAGTTTGTAGGCACAGGGTTATCCTGTAAGCGTAAACGCGTAATTAGGGATGATGGAGATGACCTAAGTATGTCTAGGCTCATGGGCGGTAGCGACGAGTATTGGTCAGCTACTGAGCGTAGGTCTCAAAGAGCGAATGTGAGGATAGGCATGAACATGGGGATTGCACACACTCATAAAGAAAAGGATTTTGCTAGGCTAGGAGCCACGCTAGCACTGATTAGTGACGTCCTAACTAAAATGGGATATGCGGTCGAGGTGGTAGCTTACAATTTTGTGAAATACAGAGGAGAAAATGATTGGAAATACTTTGGAATGTCGATACCAATCAAAATGCCTAACGAACCATTAGACATACATAGGCTGATGAGCGCAGGCTTGCAAGGTTTGTTTAGGGATTTCTGCTTTGGATTGATGGATATAGAATACAAATTCTATAGCGGGATGGGGCATCAATGCGAAACAACAGATGCATACAAAAAAGAACTTAACCTTCTCCATGTAGTAGAGCAAAGGTTCTGCCGAACAACTGACGAGGCTATCGACGGACTATCGAAAACTCTTCAAAAGCTAGCAGATAAACCAAATTGGTTTAGGGGGTAATATGGACGAATATACGCTAAGGGAAATAAAAAGCGTTGGTATTGACCATACCAAACTAACAGAAAAACAGATATATATAATTGCGATACCAATTATAGCGCCTGAAAATTATTATCAAGATGGAGAAATATCGCATGAAACCGCAAATTATCTACATAGTCAGAGACTTATCCAGTGTGGTATAATTGGCGAAACATACAAAAAGGCAATGAAACTTGCCGAGTAAAAATAGGAGTAATAACATGAAAATAATTAGAACTGAAAATTTTGTAGCGTGTGATTTTTGCAACGAAGGCGCAGACTCATATGGTGGTGTGCTAGTAGGTAGCGGTACTGCCGTATGCGGAAATTGTAGCGAAAAAAACGAGTTTACCCACAAAGGCATACCTAACCAAGCCTATGAACATAAAGACGAAATTTCGGAGTATTTTGATAAAGATAAAACATTCCGAGAAAATGTAGAACAGTATAGGCTTGAGAAATACGGAACCAAATATGCTACAACCATCATAACCGATTGGGATATATAAACTATTATTTAATTATTGTTTGTTTTTTTGTGAAAACAATAATTAAATAAATAACTAACAAGGAGCAACCATGAGCCAAAGTAAAGAAATGGATAGGTTTATGAAGAGATTAAAGTCCGCAACTAAGGGCAACGAAGAAATCTCTGAACTAATTCTTGACACGATGACGGTAGTAACAAACGTAATTTTACATGCCCTAAGTAAAGGGATAGGTAAAAAACCGCTAGATGAACTTAGTCGTGAACTAAGAATTGAAATTGCAAGTAAAATATGTGCTGATTTAGATGAGACCATTATGCCAATCTATAAAGCTTTAGATGGTATTTCTGACGCGTCATTTGATGTCACCTCTTTGGCAAGGCACATAAACGCTATTTCAGACGATATGGAAATGTTTGTTAAATCATCGACCAATGATAAAGGTGTTCAAAGCATAGAGACGTCAGTAGGAAGGCGCATAGACGATATTGAAGAGGACTTTAAAGATGCAATGAAGAGCATGATGCTCGAAAATCAAGTAGGCAAAGCCTAAAAGGAGTTAATATAGTGGGATACA